ACTTCCTCGACCGTCTTTAGAAATACCTGCTTTTGCTGTATCGTCGTAAGCATTAAGTTCTGGTGTAGAAACACCATCCTCAATAGTACCAGTAGTTTCATCAAACATACTTGTTATAATATTTGTTATAACACCCATTTTGCGAACTTTGGTAGGAGGACTAATATAAATTGGTAAACTAAATGTTAGTGTGGCAATATCAATTTCTGTATCTATTCCCACAGGAACACTTCTGCTACTCCATTGTACATTTTCTAAAATTACGGCAGTAATACTAGTCCAGTCAATAAAGTTATCTGTAGTTTGCATTTCTAAACTAGGATTAAACAATACTAGTATTTGTTCTAGTAATTGAAGTTTTTGATCAGTATTACTTGCCCAAATGTCAGCATTTACTCTCATTAAATATGGTGTAGGTATTAGGCGTTCTACAGTATAAGATTTGCCTTCGGTATTTAAATATTCTTTGTTAACATCATCGTATGCTCTTTCGCGTATATTAGTTTTTCTAGTATATGTAGCATCTGTTAGTCTATCTTTATCTAGTTCTAGTCCAGTTATATAAACACTAATTCTAGGAGCACTAGGTAGTTTATTTTCGCTATTCTCTCTTATAATATTAGCTACCTGCCTAGTTAAATCTCCATACATAACAGGAACATCTTTGGTTTGGCCATCTCCATCTATCACAGGGAAGTTACTAAGAATACGCATCATTTGAGTAGTGTACCGTCTTATTTGTCCGTCATAAAAATGTTGCATTAGTTATCCTTTTTTGGTCTAAGTGCCTTAGACAAGCTTTGGCGTTCTTCAACAACTTCGCCATTAATAGTGCTTTGATTAGTATTGTTTATAAAGCTTGCTTTTTGTGTTTGCTTTTCAAGCGTATTACTTAGCGTCATTCTAATGTCGTCATTTTGTTTAACCCATCTGTTGCCATCATATTTAAACATTCTGTTAGGTAAAAAGTCTGTACGTAAAAAGAAATCACCTTCTCGATTATCTCTAGGAAATGCAATACCAAACCCAAAAGGTGCACCATTAGGAGCAACATCTCCTGTGCCTACAAGATATCCTGAGTATCCTTCTCGATCCGGCCTATCAGCTATTTCGTCAGCTGTAGTGTTTATCATTGAAGCATCTAAGTCTTCTTGATCAGCAGTTTGTAACGCAACAGAACCGTCATCATTTTTTGCAACAGTATAAAAATGACTTATATCAAATCCACTCTTAGGCGCATCTAATTCTGCTTGTGCAACAACTGCTCTATTGATCTGCATTTCTTTTTCATATGTAGACAATACATCTCTAAGAGTGCTTTCTGAATTTTCACTTGCAGGTAAATCTAAAATTTCTTTGTATTCTTGACCGTCATAAATTTGTTTAAGTTTAAGTCTATACAGATGCGGATACCAAGTTTGACTAAATCCTTCAGCTGCACGATTTACATCTTCTACAACATAAAAACGTTTTAATGCTACATCATAATCGTTTAGGGCATATTCGTCAGTTAAATGTGGTAACTCTATAACGTCACCGCTCATAATCTTTCTACCAAGAGTTTTTACACTACTGTTTATGTGTATAGTCATAAACAGTGTATCATTACTTAAAAATAATCCAAATTGCGATAAATCAAAATCAATATCCTGTACATTATATACAGCTCGCATTGTATAAACGTCTGGATCGTATTTTCTATCTCGATTTTCAAGAAATAGTAAGTCTTGTATGTTAGTTTCTTTTACTGCGTCATATCTAGGCTGATCTGCTGTTGATTCAGCAGTGCTAGGATTTCTAGCACCTAAAAATTTGTGTACGTTAATATCAGTTCCGCCAACAGTAAACATTTCTTGGATTTGCTTGTCCAAGAAATGATAATCATTGCCGCGTTCTGGTTTATATAAAGATAGTCTTGGCATATGTATATTTATCGATACGATAAATACTGTATGGAGAGTAAAGAATGACATCACTCACAACAGCAAAGCAAAATGTATATGATTACGTAAACGCCTCTTTAGGTGGCGGAATGATTGACGTAGAATTAGATCCTATTCATTACGAAACAGCATTAAACAAAGCACTTAGTAAGTTTAGACAAAGATCAGATAATTCTGTAGAAGAATCATATTTGTTTTTAACTTGTGTTGAAGATCAAAATGAATATACATTGCCTAATGAAGTAATTGAAGTTAGAAAGCTTTTTAGACGCTCAATAGGATCACGCACTGGTGGTGGTGATGGCGGCTCATTATTTGAACCATTTAATATGGCATATACAAACACTTATTTGTTATCAGGTTCAAAAATGGGAGGATTAGCAACGTATGATTTATTCTCTCAACACCAGGAATTAGTAGGCAGAATGTTTGGTTCATTTATTGAATTTAAATGGAATACAACTACTAAAAAATTAACACTACTACAAAGACCTGCTGCAAGTGAAGAACTTTTGCTTTATGCTTATAACTATAGACCCGATGATCAACTGTTAGAAGACTACCTTGCAAAACAGTGGATTAAAGATTATACACTTGCTAGCTGTAAATATATGCTAGGTGAAGCACGTTCAAAGTTTGCTACTATTGCCGGTCCAGCAGGAGGAAGCACATTAAATGGTGATGCTCTCAAAGCAGAAGCTCAAGCTGAAATAGAAAAGCTAGAAGCAGATGTAGCTCTAGCAGTAGGCGGCGGAGTAGGCTACGGCTTCACAATCGGTTAAAAACCACTTGACAACTCACTAAAACTATCGTATAATATATAGATACTATTAACTTAGGAGACTTTGTATGATTATTGGTATCTGCGGACTTATTGGTTCTGGTAAAGGTACAGTAAGTGATTACCTTGTAGACACATACGGTTTTGAAAAAATATCATTTGCAGATAAATTAAAAGATGCTGTATCTGAACTATTTGGTTGGGATCGACAAATGCTTGAAGGCGATTCACCTAGTTCTCGTGCATGGCGCGAAATACAAGATGACTTTTGGACTGATGAAACAGGAAGAACTATTACACCTAGGTTAGTGTTACAAGAGTTTGGAACTGACTGTATGCGTAATGGGTTTTATGACGGTATATGGGTTAGTATGGTAAAACAGAAAATAATTAATAATCCTAACACAGAATTTGTTATTCCTGATGTAAGATTCCGTAACGAACAAAATGTTATTAGAGAACTTGGCGGAGAAATTTGGCAAGTAAAACGTGGTGCTGAGCCTGAATGGTTTGGTAGTGCAATTTTAGATAATCATAATAATAGTAACCTTATGTCAGCATACGATATTCATGCTAGTGAATACAAGTGGATAGACACCAACGATAAATTTGATTCTATACTATATAATGATGGCACAATTGAGGATCTCAAAAGTCAGGTCGAAGATCACCTTGTTTCCAGCGAACCCCAGATTTTTGCATAATACGTTGACAGTTAGCACAAATTGTTTTTAAGTTAGTCGGTCTACAATTTTGTAGATCTCCGTCTATATGAAAAACATCAAACTGTTCTTCATGATTGCTTTTGAAATTACATTTTTCACAATAGTTTTTCTTTTCATATCCTAATTGTTTCCATTTAGGTATACCGTGTCCTACACCATTCCTTAAACAACGTTCACATAATTTTCTATAATACGTCTTTCCGTTCTTTTTATAGTTTATTGCTGCCGGGCGTTGCTTACAAGTGCATAAAGGTCTCATACTATATTTATCTCACCTTTTTGGCACCTTTTTCGGCATGATATGCATATGGTTTTAGTGATAATAATATAAATACAATTAGAAGAACTACACCCTTATAGGAGAAATAAAAATGGCATTAGTATCACCAGGCGTAGAAGTCAAAGTAATCGATGAGAGCTTCTACACTCCAGCTGCTGCTGGAACAGTACCGATGATTTTTGTTGCTACAGCTTCCAATAAAAAATCCAGTTCCGGTTCAGGAACTGCCGCAGGCACAATTAAAGCAAATGCGGGGAAACCTTATTTACTCACTAGCCAAAGAGAGCTTGGTGAAACGTTTGGTGATCCTACTTTTTATTCCGATGCTAATGGCAATATGATACACGGCGGAGAATTAAACGAATATGGCTTACAAGCTGCTTACTCATTATTAGGAGTAACTAATAGAGCATATGTAGTAAGAGCCGATTTAGACTTAGCAAAATTAGAAGCAAGTGCAACTGCACCAGGCGGAGAGCCAGCAGACGGAGCATATTGGTTTGACGTAGGAAACACACTTTATGGACTTTTAGAATGGAATGGAGCCTCTGCAGATACATTAGGCGGACAATCATTTACAACTAAAGCACCAACTAAAGTAATTACAGCAACATCAGATCTAGCATTAGGCGTGCCAAAAACGTCAATTGGTGCAATTGGTGAATACTGTATAGATGCAACTACTACCACTAACAAGTACTATTATAAAACACCAGGTCATGTAACTTCTGCAGGCGCTGCAGGTAGCTGGGTAGCAGTTGGTTCAACAGCGTGGACAGCAAGTCATCCAGCTGTAGTAGGAACAGCATCTAACCCAACTTATACAAATGGTAATACTATTGTTATTAACACTAATACAGTTACACTAGCTGGTACAACAGTAGCTAGCTTAGTTAGTGACATTAACACAGCGGCAATTTCGGGTGTAAGTGCCGCAGCTGTTGATGGTAAACTGCAAATACATTCAACTGGCGTAGATGTTGTCATTGCAAACGGTACAGGAACTATCCTTACTGTAGCAGGTATATCGGCAGCAACTTATGAAGCACCAAAGCTTACTATTGCGCCACATACAAGTGTTCCACAATATAAAACAGGAGATAGTGAACCAGCACCAACCGGAAGCTTGTGGCTTAAAACTACTACTCCAAATGGTGGAGCAAATTACAAAGTTAAAAAGTATTCAACTGCTACACAGCTTTGGTCAACGGTATTAGCACCAGTTTATGACACAAACCAAGCTGCAATTTATGGACTTGATAAATCCGGTGGAGGCAAAACTCTTTCACTTGGTGATTTGTATGTAAACACAAATGTAGAGGAAGTAACTCCAGTAATTGCAACTAGCAAAATTTTTACTAGGGCTGCAACAGGAGCAACAGTAATAACTGGTACAGCTATTACAACTCAACTTACTTCTGCTACTAGAACATTTACTTTACAAGAATCACTAGCTGCTACTTTAGCTTTAGATTCAGCTAAAACTATTTCAGTCACAACTAATGGAGCTGCAGGTGACGCAGATGTAGTTGCAGGACAAATTAACGCTGCAGGATTTACAAACATTGTTGCTACAGTTGATTCAAGTAATAGGATATCTATTTCACACAAATTAGGCGGTGAAATTAGAATTAAAGATACTGATAGTGCATTAGCATTAGCAGGTTTTAGTGTATATAACTTTAACAATGGAACAGGCACAGCTAACTTGTATACAGCGCCGACAGGCGATACCGCAAGTGACTGGGTTGCTTCAAACTGGAAAGAGCTTACATATACAGCTTCAATTA